CCAATCACCCATATCAGTACCGGTGGTCGGATGATTAGTGTAGTTAGACAACGAGTTAGGCATGTAGTATTTGCCTGTAGTCGTGTAGCCGTTAAGGTCCCCACTTGATATAGTCGTTGTATCATCGGCATTAGGTATGCTTGGCTTGCCTGAAATGTTAGCCCACGTCAGGTCGGACTTATTGGCCTTATTGTTGAGTGCTGTAGCATTACTGTTAGCTTTGCTCAGCGCACTGTCAGCAGTAGACTTTGCTGTATTGGCTATTGTTAACGCGCTAGACACGTCAGCTTTGGTGGCCACGTCCGGCTTGCCCGAGATGTTTGACCATGTTAGGTCCGTTTTAAGTGCGACGTCCGGTTTGCCAGTGATTGCCGACCAGTCAAGCTTAGGCATCTGGATCTTAGGTTTGATCAGCGTCCACATGTTGTCACCATCGGCATTGTTAAACAAAAAAGTCCCCGTAGGTGCTAGTTTGGGAATCTTATTTTTGCCGTCGGGACTGGCTACGAGCATCTTACCACCTTGAAGCGACGTGGTCGAATAGTCGAAGCCAACGAAAGCACCGGCCTTAAGCTCGTAGCTCCCGTTTGGATCGGTATTAATTATCGTGTTGGTGCTTGGCGCGACAATCAGCTTGCCAGACATATCAACGTCCTTGTCTAGTGCGCTCGTATAGCTTCCCAGACCGGTTTTGCTGTCATACTGCCACATGTCGGCATCGCTTGGCTGACTACTGCCCCACGCCGCAATCCAACGGTACACACCCTGCTTAACAAGCGTTGCGTTGTCAAACTTAGCGTAGTTGCTCAGTGAGCAGTACAGGCCGGTATTCCAGCCATAACCCGCCCACTGTTTGCGGAATGACTCAAAAATGCTCGGCCATGAGCCAGCGATTGTGCCTTCCATATCCAAGAAGTAGTACACGTTCGGCTTGATGTTTAGGCTCTTCGCATTGTTGACCGAGTACTGCAGTTCACCATCTACGCCCTCGTAGTAGTGATAGACATGGACAATCAGCCCGGCTTTAGTCGCGTTGGCGATATGGTCTGCTGCGTGTTCATCACGTGTTACGCCATGACCGATACGCACGACTACTGCTTTGACGCCGTTAGCCTTCAGATTGGCCCAGTCGATACTGATCGGCTGCCACTCCGATACGTCAACCACGTTTGCTGTTGTCAAAAGCCTTCACCTCCGTTTCGTTCCAAGTCGTCTGTGACTGACTACTGTATTGCGCGTTGACGATCATGTTTTTGGTAGTCTCGCGATAAGACTTAAACTCTTCCTGCTGGCCACGCTGATAATCAAGAATAGTTTGCAAATTACTATTAAGCGTGATTGTAGTTTTGTTAGTAGCACTGTCTGGATAGCTTACAATCCCAACAACGCCAGTCTGTGTGACATAGTTTGCAGGTTTAATTTCAACTCTGACTAGATCACCAGGAATAGCTTGTTCATCAATAACCGTTAGTTCAAGACTAACGTCTGGGTTTGGCTTGAATTGTGTCTCGGCATAAGCCTTCATCCGTTCCTTATCAGTAATTGTATCGCTTGTAATATCGTCACCTTCATATAAGCCCCATCGCCGTCTGCTGGCTTCATCAACGAAATAAAATGGCGCGAAGTAGTAAGTGCTCTGACTATCGCTATTGGTAATTTCAGCATTGTCAACTGTCTGCGACGATCCGCCTACGATCTTAGCCATATCATCATTGCGTTCCCACCATATCGGCGGGTAGTAGCTGATCGGCTCCGCCTTGCACACCTCACCAGGCTGTGGCTCATAGATCATCGTACTGTTGTCCAATGCCATACAGATGTGATGGCTGGCATCATGTGAGCCATAAAAGCCCATGTCGCCTGTCTGTACCTGATCACGACTGATTTCATGGCCGTAGGGTTCCATAGCAACTGTAAAGGCTGGAATATTAATACCAAAGTCCTTATAAACCTGGCTGACAAAGCTTGAACAGTCCATGCCAGAGTAAGGATTGCCACCGCGAGCACCACCGGCGCCACCATATACATATGGCACGCCGAGATACTTCTTAGCGTCAGCAATGACTTCCGATGCTCTGCCGGTGCCTTGTGTGGTGGTTTCGGATTCGTTGATTCCTGTACCGCCACCGCTCTCTTGCGTAGCCCCGACCAGTCTTGCCGCATTAACCATATCAGTAGTGTCGTACTCAAGCGTCACCGTATCAGTATCATGCAGGTAGTCTAGTCGATGCCCACGATCTTTATAAAACTCATCATGTGAGTAGATTCGTAAGTTGAGATTATCCGGCCAAAAAACCGCATCGGTCCATGACGATAAAATCCTGCTGATAACATCCTTACCAGACCCAGACGCATAAGGGTTAACAACCATGTGGTTATTAAAATTACCAACAATTTGATAGGTGATACCCCATCGGTTTTGCTGGTCACCAAACCCCCACTGCATGATGTCATTGACAGACACACTGATTGCATTCTCGTTAGCACTATTGGATACGACTGTGACCGACTGGCTTTTTCCAGCATGATCATAACCGCCGAAATCAGTTGGTGCATCGTCACCATAGATTCGGATCCGGTTAATCTCAGAGCTGATATGTGTTGCCACAACTGATGTAGTCTCTAGATTCCCTGACCATCCCGCCGTAGGATGCTTAATGACAAACCATTGGCCGTTTTTTTCAACCATGTTTCCAGGTGAAAGCATTGAGTAAGCATCAGACCCGTTGTTGTAAGCCTCAAACTGCATCTGGTACTCACTGTTTTTCTTCCATGTGATCTGCATGGTGTCTGGCAGAACGCTCGTCAGCATGGCTATCATATCGTTGGAGTTTGGAACGTGCAGATTACCTTGTATCTTTGCGATTTTTACAACGCTCAAATTGCATCCCTCCTACTCGAGATAGATAAATGGAAAGCTAATCGTAACGTCTACACTTGACGGCCCCGTGATCTGAATCTCGTTATTGCCAGGTGCAAGGCTCAGATAACCGTAATCGGTATTGCCGTTGTCAAGATCTCCATTACGATAGGTGTTGATTCCATCAATCACAATCGTGTCATTGACAGTAGCAGCTTGGCTATATGTCCAGGTGGAACCAGTAGTCTTATTCTCAAACTTAATCGAGCTGCCAGAAAAGTGAATCGTTGTACGGATGTCACGCTTGCCAAAGTACGGGTCAACCGTAATGTCTGACGGATTGTAGCATTCAATGGAACTTGACGACCAATGATAGTTAAGTGATTGCTTAGGCAGGTTCATCCCAAACTGCTTGCCGTCGTTTTGATGATTGACAAGTTCATCACTGCGATACAGCGAATATTTGAGACCGCTTGGATTATCAAATGCGATTGTAAAAAGAGCATCATGGTAAAAATCACCAATCGGTTTGATCGTATATGACGTTGCATATACATACTTAACGATATTCGGTTCAGCATCAGTACGGATCCGCATTAGCCCTTTTTGACCAAAAACACGTGCGATGTCATGTTTAGCAAGTTTGTAATCATACCAACTACCAAAGTGTAGCCAAAAATTCGCATTAACGGCTGTCTTGGAGTAGGTCTGACGCTCCAAGACTGAGCCTTCGATTCCGTTTGAGTCCAGATACGTATTAGCGATTGATAAGTCAGAGTCGTCTTGGAGGAACTTAAGCCCTTTGGTGATTGACTCACAATCTATCTCGTCTTGGTTTGGCAATTTGATCCACATGTGCGGTCGCTGCATTTTATCATCCCCTCTCAGACGCACTGAAAAACATTTAGCAAGGTAGTTGTACAGTTCATGTCGTTAGAATGCTTGGTAATTTGCGAGCGTTTGATCGATTCGCTGCTGCTTATAAGCTGAAACTTTGTCATATCCTTTGATACCATGAATTGCTTGAACCTGTTCGTGGTTGACAGACAAAACGGCTTGACCAATTTCAATCAGTTCTTGAATTTGTTGAGACAAGTTTCGAGTGTCAACGGCTGTCGACTGGGTAGTGTTGCTTCCGGCATAGTAGGATACGACCTGCTGCATCAGTTCCCAAGCACGCGATGATTTCATCGCGTTGAGTGGAATTGCCATCTCGGCACCTGCTTCACCAAAAATTGACGGTTGAGTAGCGATGCCACCGTCGGCATACATTTTATGGCCAGTTGGCCCCCACCCTCTTTTAACACCTAGTGGCGCTAAGTCGGAACGCCAATTTGAGTCGTTAAGGACAGCCATTGTCTGGTCAAGGAGGCTGCTGATGTTGGTATGGCCTGGAACCGCCCAAGCATTCCAAGTTTTGCGCTTGTACTGGTAAAAGCCTAAAGGCCGCCCCGTACCATCGTGGTCATCAACACCGGCACCCATGTTAGCACCGTCGCCGGATTCAACAAAGCCTTGCCAATAAAGACGTGTAATGTCACTATCGCTGATTTGCTGATGCATTAAACGCGCAGCCGACTCAGCAATTTTTGCAAACTGATCTCTGGAAACCGGGCCATGTGCATCAACGGTTAAGCTATTGATCTCTTTCTTGACCCAGTCAGCCATCGACTTGGCGAAGAACACTGGCAGACTGGTATGCAGTTGCACGCTGAAGAACCCACCGTTGTCGGATTTGCCAGAAACAAAGTGTTTAAAGACGGACTCCATGAAATTGATTGGCTTTTTAAGGATATCTTCCGCGAAGTCGACAACGTCCTTGCCTTTGTCCCACAGGGACGAGAAGAAGTCGCCAACCGCACCATCGGCATAGTGACTGATACCCATAAGCGGTGCCAACTGAGCTGACCGCTCACCATCAAGCACTTCCGTTTGTGCCGGAAGGTACATCATCAAATTACGCTCTGGCGGGAGCATAACCGTTTCGCCGGACGGGAAGTGGACCATCTCTTGATAGTTAGGACCTGATCCATCGTTAAGCAGTGCCACCTGGTCATGGAGCAAGCCACCGTCTGACGTACCATTGGCAAGTTTGTCAATGGTGAAAGTGCCGAGCTTGTGACTGTCACCGCCAACCTTATCCAGCACCCAGTTAATTCCCTTGATGATGCCGTTGATTAAGTTGGTAAACGGACTGAGCAAGCCGTTTAAGACATCTCTAAAAGCGTTATGGAGTGGGCTGCCATTTGACTCAATTGTGTTGATTACTTTGCTAAAATAGTCTTTCCATCCATTTAACATGTCGCCTAAGCCGTCACCATTTAAGACGTTAAGCTTGTCAAACATGCCTTTAGCAATGGATGCAGTCGTATCCTTGATATTACTCCAGGCTTGCTGTTGCTGACGTGCATGCTGTAGTGTCTGTTTTTGAGTCTGAGCTTGGCCATCTTGATAGCTCTTCTTGACATGATCCCACATGTTGCCAGCCCATGAGATCGCAGTCTTAGCGCCAGACTCAAAAGCCTTGCCTAAATGTCCCATTGCTGACTTAGCAGAGCTTGCCAAACCGTTGACGAACTTACGAAATTTCTTACTGTGGCCATACAGAAAACTAAAAGCCGCTGCTGCTATCTGTATGCCTGTGATCAATGCACCCAAAGGATTAGCACGTGCCGCTACACCAATCGCTTTAATCGACGTCACGGCTGATAGTCGAATTTTTGAAAATGCACTCGCCGACGTAGTTGCAGCCGCTTTAGCTGTTGCACCAAGATTCTTGATGCTTATTTTGGCACTCGCTACCTCAGCACTTGCCTTAACCTTAATTCTGGGCGGAACCCTTTTAACAGTTGCATTAAAAGAGCTTATCTTGCCTTTGGCAGAAGCCGTTGATGCAATAGCTTTCGTTTTAACAGCTTTAGGCACTTGCTTAAGTTTGTTATTGTACCCGCCAATCTTTGCTTTAGCAGCTGATACTGGAGCAGATACTTTAGTCTTAACATTAGTAGGTACTTTTTTTAGCTTGTTACCATAAGCATCAATACTATCGCTGACTCGATTATACTTATCCGGTAGCTCTTTGAGTCCGTCTCGGGTCTTTTTAATGGCGCTAAATGGAAACTTTATCGCTTTAAAAGTCAGTTGCAATGCTTCGTTTGCAACCGATAGGGTCTTGACCGCCTTGCCTGCCAGCAAAAACGAAGTAATTACTGCAGCTGTTGTCTTTGGGTATTTGGACAACACGTCGAGCACAGGCAACATCACTTTTGACAAATCTAGAAAGACATTAGCGAAGATCTTAAGACTAGCCGCTGAGCCAGTTTTGAACAGTCCGAAGAATTCCTTGATTTGAGCACGGTGTGACGAGATTATTTTCGCAAACCGATCAACGCCACGGGTAGCAGCTTTCATTCCACCAGTTAGTGCATCACTGACATCAATCTTTTTGCCACCAAACGCAGTTGTGATTTTGTTAAACGCCTTCATCAGGTGCTTACCAAACTGGGTAAATAATTTTTCAGTCTTCTTGTCAGACACCCACTTAGATACCGATTTAAGCAATGGATTACTCATTGTTTTGAATGGCTCGACAATGTCGCCGACAAGTGCTGGAACACGGGCTTTGATTGTCCGTTCCATACCAAAGAAGGTACCCATCATGTTTTCGGCAGCTTCCTTGTATTTGCCATTACCTAATTGCTCAAAAACCTGTTGAAACGTATCAGCATCAAGTTGGCCCGCACTAGCCATTTCACGCATTCCGGCAACGGTAGTATGGTAGTGATCAGCCAATTTCTCATCAATCATTGGGAAATAGGCGCCAATCTGGTTAAGCTCGCCTTGCGTAACCTTGCCAGTGGCCATCGCGTGAACCATATCCTGCGATACAGCACCAATCTGCTGACTATTAAGCCCAACAGCATCGGCCATATTGAGCATAGAACTAGTCAGCCCATCTGCTTGCTCTTTGGACGAATGAAGGTGATAGAATCCCTGTTCCAACTCATCAACTACATCTACGGCTTGTCCCGTCTTGACTGACAGGTTGTTGACCGTATCGACCATGCCATGAGCTTCACCAGCTGAGCCGGTCAGTGTAGTCCACGTGGCGAGCATTTTTTCTTGTGTAACATCATACTCCATCCCACTTGCAATCAGCTCTGTAAAGCGAGCCCGGATTGTTGCCAACGCATCGGAAAACAGGTTAGCCGCTGTATTGGCCAGAAACATGCTGCCAAACGAATGGCTTACTCGGTCGGCCTTACCCTGCAGACTGTCTAGGCGAGCATTCATACCGTCAAGCCACGTGTGTGGTGTAGCCTTCATGGTTTCGTTGAGTTCATTAATCTTTGACCGTGTCTGGGCAATTTTGGTACCCAGCTCTTCCACACGCGTTGCCTGTTTAAGATACTCTTGAGAATTTTCACCCATCCGTTGCCGTGTGGAATCGAGCATCTGCATCTCGCGCTGTTGGACTTCTCTTAGCTGGCTGATTTTGCTTTCCAGGCCATTGACTTGCACACCCATTGCCTGGTACTGGTGTCCTTCTGCCTGCAGACGCTCGGCTTGTGCCATAAACAGGGCCGATTGGGTCCGCATCGTAGCATTCAGCTTTAAGATACCGCTGTTCTGCAATTCTAATTGCGACTCTGCCCGTTGCTGTTGGGCTTCCATACTGGCTAACTTGGCTTTGGCTTGGTCGACCTGTGATCCATATCGCAGATAAATCTCGGCTTGCTTGGTCGTACCGACATTCAGCTTCTCTTGCTTAGATTCCAGCCGGCTGATTTCAGCACCCAGAGCCTCGTACTTATCCTTGTTTTTGCCAGTAACGTCATCAAGGCTGGATTGTTCAGATTTAAGTTGATCAATTCGATCTTTAAGCTTCAGGTACTTCTCTGCAGCATCTTGAGTGATGTTGTTCATTGACTCTTGTTTTTCCTGCAAAGCGGCAATCTTGCCTTTTTGCGCGTCGATTGCGTTGCCAAGCCCTTCTACACGAGCTTTAGCTGCGCCTACATAGTCGCCGGCTGATTTTAAGCTGGCTTCCTGTGCCTGCCAGGCTTTGGTCGATGCATTGACCTCTGTTGTCAGATTGCGGATCGACTTTGACGCGTCTACCAAATCCAGCGCGACCTTAGTCGCCATAACGTTGCTGATCTTAGCCATTATCCGCTCTCCTTCCTCTTACAAACTGCAGCGGGTCAATCGCACGCTCATCACGTGCCTTAGCTGACATAACCTCACCTAGACGATAGTAGTCAGCATTTTCGTACTGATCTATCGTCCAATGCAACTGGATCAGCATTTCTCGCTCGTTATTGTCTAGGTCCTCAATTGCATTTTGCAGATGCCACGCACGAGCTTTCCAGTTTACTTTTTTGGGTCTTCTTTTTCCTCTTCCTCGATTTGTTCATCGGTCCGGCCTAAGATACGTTGACAAATATAGCCGACCGCATCTTGAGTTGCTTCAAAGTCCATGTTGTCAAGCTGTTTAAGCTGCTGCTTATTCAACTTGAGCATGATACCAAGAAACTTTGGCAATTCTTGGACCAATTCCAGCTCGTCTTCTGCTCGTTTTAAAATGTTTTTTTCGGCTTGAGCCTTAGCAATTTTTAACTGCATCTCATAGACACGCCGCACATTGCCGTTAGACGTCGATACATCAAATTTACGGTTAAAAAGTTTAATATAAAGCTTCATTCTATTTCTCCTCTATCGACCGCCCCCAGGCGAGTACTGTTTACTTTCGTAGGCGATCTAAAAATATTAGACTTGTGAACCAGACACAGTAGTTGTCTTAACGTAGTCTGGCAGGATTTCCTTAAACATTGCGTCTTCGCTCTGCCAGTCAGAATCGCTGGTATCATAGATACGATACAGGTCATCAATGTTAGGATCATCAATAGCAGCGAAGTTCAGCGTATCCGTTACCGGCGTTTTCTTTGAGTCACTGTCGGAGTCAAGCTTTTTGTCGCCACCCAGAAAGTTGCCGCTTGGGAAACAGAAGTAGGTGAACCCGTCATCAATCATATGTGGTGACTTAATGACACAGCCACCGACTGGCTTAGTGTCAGCCATTTGCCAACCAGTGCCCTTCTTTTCCAGGCCTACTAACTTGGCATAGGTTGCCATCTTAATGCTATTGACAGTTAGAGCAACGGTTGGATTCAGTGGATCAGCATAACTGTACTGTACCGTATTATTGCCTGAGATTTTTTCAAGTTTAGAGCCGTCCAGACCCTTGATTTCAGCGGATGCCACGCCGAGCACGTCATGGCCCAGCTCCAGCAAACCGTTGTCAGACAGCCCGTTTGCTTTAACTAGTAAAGTTTTTCCGTCAGTAGATTTAAGAAAAACCCACGCGGTCTTGATACCATGAAGTAACATTTTTTGCCCTCCTATTTTTCGAGTTCGTAATAATCAAAGTAGTAAGTTTGTGTAACCTGATAAGTCTTGGGGTCAACCGTATGGCCGTGATTATCAAGCATCGTCCAGCCATTACGCACAAAAAGGTGCATCAATGATGTCTCGAAGTCATCGGGGTCGTCAGCATTGAGTGCATAAAAAATCTGGACCTCGACCTCTTTATCAAGTGCATGAAAGTCCAGATTCCCGTTGAGCGCCAGATCCGTCCGTACGTCAGAAATCAAGATGATTGTGCGGTCAGTCTTATCAATCTCAGATTGCGGAATGGCACCAATGTAGACAGCGTCCACGTTTTTGTAGTTTCCAGTCAGAATCAGCTCTCTAGCTCGTTTGGTTGCCAGCATTAGTCGTCATCCCCTTTCTTCTTATTGATCAGTTCCTGGTACTTGTCACTCTCTGCTTTGAGTATGGCATCACTAGTTGATTTATCCTGCTGCAGATTGGTCAAGAAATGATCGCCGGTATATCCCTTGTAGCCGTCATTAAGACGCATCATGTTCATCGCATGATAGTGGTTATCCCAGCCGACCGTTGAAGCGCCGTTAGTCTCACCGTCAACATCTTTGGCCATATACGTAATGTGGTCGGCGGCATGGCCATAGACTTTGTCATTGTGGTGAGAGCGGTGCTTGGCATTGGTTACGGCCGTCAGCTTTTCAGCCATCACTTCCGCGCCAGCTTCCGTAATCTTTGCCTGTTCTTCGGGTGTTAGATTAATCGAGATATCCTTGACTTCCTCCAGCCATCGCTTCATGAAGTCGGACATACTGATTTCATCGTTAGCCATTGCCATCGCCGCCTTTGTAGCGCTTAATCGTCACCAGATCATATGACAGATACGACTCATCCCTTACAGACAGATCCACAATGCTGTAAACCTGTTTACCAATCTTGCAAGCCAGCTGGTCAGACAATCGCTTATCATGTCGTACCGCCAGAATCTGAGTGTTTTCGTACTCAGTACCCAGTGCCTGGTACTTCTGATTGATTGTCTGACTGACACGTGCATAGTGCAGTTTAAACTGACTCGTGAATGTAGGAATCGCAAGTCCCATCCCGTTTTCCTTAGTCGTAAACGTACCAAACTCGGCTGTATGCCTCATCTGATACGGCTTGTAGTTAAACGGTGCTGTTTGGTTTGTAGCCATCGTCTGCCACCTCACCTTTTAGATGATTGATCATCATCTGCAAGCCAATCGACATCCCACCGGTCAGCGTACGGTCATAGTACAGCTGAGTACACAGCGTCTTAGCAGCTCTGATAAAAATCGGATCCTGCTCGTAGTCGCTCAGCGGTTTAGTCTTGTCGACTGAGTCGCGGATAATGCTTTCGGACTGACTTAACAAATCGGTGATCAGTTGCGTTGTCTCATCGGTTGCGTCCAGGCAGAGTTCATCAAGCATCGACTGCGTATCAATCATTGCTGATCACCTCCACACAAATTTTAATGACTAGTGGTAGTCGTACTGGATACCCAGTTGATAACATTCTTGTTGGCTTGAACAACGTCTTCACGCAGATAGATCCCCAGAGCTTTGTACCAGATGTCGCTCGTGTCCAGGAATTGGCCTGTGATTTCGTTGGCCTTAAACTTGATGACGGCTTTTTGCAGTGGCGTAACCACGATGTTGACGTCCCCTTGCTTGGCATTAGGAAACAGCGTGTCATCTACAACCGTGACCGTCTTGCCTAAGATCATGTTGCCAGTACCCAGCGTTACGTTAGGCTGTACCAGTGGCCGACCTTCGGAATCCTTCATTTGGTCCAGTTGAGCAAAAGCGGATTGGCTCAGCACGATTGATGCGGCGTTGCTGTCATAGGGCTTCAGCTTGGAATCCAGAATCAGCTTCAGATCGTCAACCAGGTTGGTTGGCTTAACCGCCGTTACACCGCTAGTCAGTTGAGTTACGATCAGATTGTCTTCCGTGTTGTCGCGCAGTTCAATCAGCCGGGATTGCAGTTCCGCTTCCCAGTTGTAATCGGAATCGTCCATCAGTTCGCGCGTAAATACGTAGCGACCCGTGTACGTCTTCAGGTTCCACAGGATTTCCGTGATTTCTGGTGACGTGCTGTTAGCGGTGGATTGCAGTTCTGTGTGCAGAGCCAGCTTGCCAGAGCCTGGTTGGAAAACAGGCAGCTTACCAGTCGTGTGTTTAACGGCAATTTGACGGACCAGATTACCCAAACGTGGGAACTGGTGTTGTTCGTGTTCAGCTGGCAGAATGTCTTGTGGGATCAATACTTGGCCGTTAGACAAGCCAATGCCGCCAGTCGTGTTGTCACGGGTAACTTCGCCCGTCTTCAGAAAATGTGCAAATTGGTCCTTTGCGGATTCGTTTACACCATGTAATTCGCGCATTTCGGTACCTTCTTTCATTTTTTTGTCAGTAGTTACGATTGATGCATGCGGTTCAGACCGCTTTTCAACCTTTTCTGCAGGTTTTTCATCTTTTTCAGCAGAATCAGAATCGTCAGCCAGTTGTTCTTCCGGCTTTTCTTCTTTTTGCGGTTCTTCTGGTTTTTCCACATCTTGATCTTGTTTGTCGGCTTCATCAGTAGTTTCAACGTCTGCTTGTTCAGCAGAGCGTTGTTCAAGCTTATCAGCTACTGCATCAGCCAACTTGTCGTAGTCGATTTCCACTTCGTTCTCCCCTTTCATAAAAGCTTCCAGTGAGCGCTGTACGTCCACGCTTGTCTCGGTATATGCCGGGATCGGCGTGATTGAGATCTCAATCAGCTGATCAAACGACCGGATATGGTGGATAACCTGGCCGTCATTGCCCTGTAGCCACTTGTCATCGCCGATCTTAAAGCCAACCGAACAACCTTTAAGATTGCCGTTAGCCACGTTGGTGTACGTGTCACGGCCCAGTGTCGTGTCGGGGAGTGTAGCCCGAAACCACAATCCCTTGTCATCAGCCCGCAACTGCAGATTTTCCGCATCTGAGCGGGCTAAAACACTGTTAAGGTCATGACCATACAGCAACAGGACCTTTGACAGATCAACATTGTCCAGTGCTCCACGATCGATATACTCGACAAACGGCATTGGGACTGACGGCTGGTCATACAGCATGGCGTATCCTTCGACCGTCATACCGTTGTCATCACTGCTCCGTGTCGTCAGATTGGTTGTCAGCGTCCGTACGTCTGTTGTCGTTGGCACTCGTATCACCTCCTAAATCTTGATTTCCTGGCGTAGCCGTCTGGTACGTCTGCTTTGGCAGTACGCCACGATCTGCCAGGATCTGGCGTGCATCATCGCCCGACAAGACAGGATTCTTGCTGTTGGTTAGACTGACAATGTTGCTGATCAACTGCTGGTGGTCAATGTCGACCGCCGTTGAGACGTCCAAGTGCACCGGTACGCCAAGTTTGCTCGTAAGCTCGTCTTCGATCGGTCTGATATAGAGCGTCAGCGAGTTTTGATACAGGCTGCGGACCTGCTCGATGCTTGACTGCTCGTCCTGCTTGCCCGACAGGTAGTCAGCCGGTACGCAGAAAGCCTTAGCAATCTGAGCTTGGCTAAAATTGGTGTTATCAAGCAATTTGGCGATATCCGGGCTGACCGTCAGCTGGCTCAGTGACAAACCTTGATCAAGCACGATCGCTCGGCCGGCATTTTCACCAGAGTTGGCTTTTTCAAACTCATTGCGAATGTTATCTTTAGCCTTTTGGTCGAGCGTACCCTGTGGGATCGACAAAATGTTGGTCGGTGCCAGTGCATGCTTAAGTGTGCTCAATGCCAGCCGGTTTGACTGGTCCTGTACGTCAATCTCCTTTGTCAAACTCATCAACGGACTGACACCCATATACTGAGACTCGCTCTGCCCGTTGACAAACAGCCGAAAGTGCAACATATCCGCCGACGGCACCTTATAATCGCCAGAGCGGTTGGAATCATCAAAATGGACTGTATAGAAGACATCTGAACCGTCATCGTTAAGCGTGACGGTCACGCGCTCTTCTGGCACTGGTTCGAGTCGAGTTACTGCACCATCTGTACCCTCACGGTGTATCAGCATGTAGGCATTGCCGTTAAGTGCCATCTGAGCTACCACTGACTGCCACACGTTGTAGCCGTTGATCAGCGTGCCCATCGGATGGTTAAGCCTGTAGTCGACCATTGGAGCCTCGAACTGACAGGTCGCTACGTCTGAGCTGATACGGTAGACTACTGCAAAAACGTCCGAGTTGTTGAGTGCTGCACTAGCATTGACCGGCCCAACTGATACGATCTGACCGTTTGAAGCCGAGAAAAAAGGCGACCACCCATTCGAGTTAAGCATTCTCGAACGTTTGATCACCTCACGAAACGGATTAAACATCAATTATCACCGCCAATCGATTTTGTCAGCACCGATGAGCCGAGATACAGCGAAACTGACAGTGTCAGCCAGCCAACCGCCTTGTTAATGGCAAAGCCGAATCTCACAAAAGTATAGAGAGCTGCTACCCATAACACGATCGACAAAACGCCAACAAGCAGCTGAAAAAAGGTCTTAACCATGTATAACACTTCCTAGAATGAGAAATCGTTAGTGAAGTAGTCGTTGATATCATCGTTTGACATCCCCGAGAACGGGTTTTTGGCATCAAACTTCTCAAGACTGATGTCATCGAAATGGAACATTGCCGTGTACCACGCGTCAATCAGCGCGTCGACAAAGTCAATCTTGGTCGTCGCCTTTTCCTTGTCAATTTTGACCCCGTTGTTGTTGCCATACAGCACGGCATTCTTGAGCGAGTAGGTGATGATCGGGTCATGGTCATATCTGATCGTGCCGGTATCAAACTGCTTGCGCAGATCAACCGTTGGCTCATTCAGATTCTGGATAACGTTCTTAACTGGCATAGTGTTCCATTCAGTTTTTTGCTCGATCCAGCCGATCATCTTAGACAGGCCCCACTTGTCGTAGCAGAAGTACTTGATTTTAAGCTTATGAGCCTCCACATAGGCCATCAGCCAGTCATAGACCGCGCCGTCATCGATATAGCCATAGTCGTTTTTGGCAATGTCACAGAAACCATGCTTTTCGGCGTCCCGATAGTTGATACCATCCTGTTTTTCCTTCAGAACAATGTTGTTCTGAGCCCGTGCGAGTGGCACCCAGCTGTGTTGCTTGATGTAGTAGCGCGGCTTGCCGTTGTCCATATACGGGAAAACGAAAGCAATCGACGTGTCATCGCTGAAGTTGGACTTGTCAAAGCCCACATAGCACTCACGGCCGTCAATGTCGATCGGTGCGTCATCAACGGCTGCTCGATTGATGTCATCAAGGTCCAGATACGTATTCTGCTTGACCTGCAGCCACATGTTGAGCGATTTGTTCTGGAACTCTGGCAGAGAGCCGTTCGCCATCTTGGTATCACGCTCAGAGAGCAGCGATTTCATGAGTTGATCATGCTTTTCGGGGCTCAAATCCAAAATTGGATTGGACTTGACCCACGTTTCTAGATCGTTGGTCTCATCAAGGCTGTCCTGTTCCCAGACCATGCATAGGTTGTCATCCAAAGAGCGGTCATAGTCGCGCTCCATGACCTCCTCCATCATCTGCTGGTCCTTGTAAAACTGCGAGTTGCTGTCTGGATAGGCCGTCGAAACCTGCAAAAAACAGTGGTTAGGTTCCTGGCCTTGCCCGGACGTGATCTTGCCGTTACCTTCGATAATAGAGCCAATATGATGGTCATCCCCGACTTCATCGCCCACCGCAAACTGACAGTGGAGCGAGTCAAATTGGCCGGACTTATACGACATCCGCAGCAGGCGGTTGTGTAGCTTCCGTGACAGGATCACATCATGCAGGACAACAATTTCTTGCTGTTTAAACAGCTTTTTAAAAGCTGGCAAAGTCGACAGTTTGGTGAAAAACGACTGCATATACTGGAAGCCTTTTTGCGATTGACTCGTAACCGGTGCCGTATACAGGTAGTCGTGGTTCATCTGGCCCTTTGATTCGATCAAAAAATAGAATGACATCAGAATCGTTGCCAGATAGGTCTTACCATTGGTCCGTGCGACCGAAAAAATCACCCGCATATAGCGGAGCTGATCGTTGGTATCGCGCCAACCAATAATTGAGCATAGTATTTTCTGCTCCCACAGCATGAGCGGCAGTGGTTTACCGGCATTAACGTCCGGTACCACCTTTGCAAAGCTGATGATTGCCCGGCATTTACTCAGATCATAGTGATACTGAAAATTGGGGTCTTCCGTCTGCCGTCTTAGGTCTTGTAGATGCCTAAAAGCGTCCAGTTTGATTTTTTTGCCGGCTAAAAACTTGCCTTCTAAAACGCCAAAAGCGTATCTGGTAGCAGGATCTCGGTACTTGGCGAAAATTTCGTCGTAACTACCGGCTTCCTTTTCTGCCTGATACGCTTTTTCGACTGTCTGGCCTTTTTTAGTCAGATCCCACTTTTTCATTACCATTCATCATCACCGCCAGACAAAATATCAGCCAGTGTTGGGCCGTCATCTTCTTCGTTATCAGCAGTAAGGGAGAGTAAGGATGCACGACTAGTCGGTGTTAATCCAAGCTCAGACGATAACGAGCGTATTTGCCTGATTGCGGCGTCCATCGTTGATACAGCAGGGTTTTTCTTAAAACCGACAAAATCACGGTCGATAATTTCGCCACGATTGTTCTGGACGCTTTTATAAATCGGTGTCTGGATGCCGTTTTCTTGCACGTCATCAAAGCCAAGCCGATACAGTGCGATTGCTGAGCAGAGAGCCTCCACAGTTGATCGATCGGCATTTTTGATGATCGTGCTTTGACGCAAAATCGGTGTGATTCGCTGCCAGGCTCGACCCGCAATCGTGCCCTTCATGTAGTTTGGTGGTGACGTCTGCAACGGCTGCAGGTCTTCAGTCGCCCTTTCAACCATCTCAGTACGTCGGTTTTGATAAGCTTTGTTGTCTGGACTCTTAGTTACCTTCATTTTGCGTGGCATCGTATCATCTCCTTACTTTTTGTAATCTAAATAGCCCCCATAATGTGAACTTTTATAACTGTCATCGCCGTAACGGAAGTTTAATGTGCGGATTGCTCTCTTCTGAAAGCCCGTGGGGGGGTTGTCAGACATTCTGAGAGCCTGTTTGATCTTTTGATCGTCTCAGCTCGTTATCGATGTATACGGCCCATTTTTGGCGATTTAGATGTTTCAGCACATTATCACCATTTGGTTTGCCGGCGATATGTTTTTCCATTTTTGTCTTGGCAAGGTGTTCACGTCTGCTCAGGCACCACAAGTTGTCGGTGTCCAATGGATCCTTGCACAAGCGCCTTGGCACCACGTGATCCACGATCAGATCATGATCAGTCAGCGTAATGCCCGACACTCCCGATGCATACATGTCACGGTTGACCACGTAGCCGCGTACATGCTGCCACTCCTTGCTGTGATAGAAAGCGTTTGCAGTCTGGTCACGATGCTCACGGTTGTATATCTTGTACGACTCGAGCCGTTGCTTGTGCGACACGTTGTGATAGGCATCATGCGCATGCAGTTTGGCATGCACGTCACAGTATCGTTGATCAAAAGGGATGACCCTATGACATCTGATCTCACCGCATTGGTGTACCTTGGCCATGTTTGTCATCTCCTTTCTGATAGATGACCGTACCGTCTGCCTTTCATCTAAAGCCTAAATCGATCGAAAGACAAGAGAGTTAATTGCGCTACTCTCAATGGAAGCAGCAGGATTCGAACCTGCGAAAGTCTATAAAAGAACTTTACCAATTTAGCAAACTGGCGCTTTAAGCCACTCAGCCATGCTTCCACGCTGACGTGATTCGCCCGCCACGTTGCCCTGGCAGGTATATTGTCGTTGATAGAAATTAAAGCCAGGAAAAGGATAGGTAAGGGACTCGCACCCTTTTTTGCGCTGCGACATGATGGTTAGAAACGCAGTGCCCGCCTGGGACCTTCCAGCCACCCCGCTGTGTCGTGTAGGTGACAATACCGCACGGTGGAATCGAACCACCTAGCCGTGTGAGCAGCTAACCGTATGCGGTGCCTAGTTTATGGTTTGGGAAAAATAAAATAAAATTCCCGTTGATGCGGGAAAGCACCATGTGGGAGTCGAACCCACGCGCAGCCGTATTTGAAACGCACATTAATCATTCACTCGTTTGTTCCCACAATACTTGAAAGGAGGTTCCATACGAACATATGGATTGAATTGAACTAATTGTTAGTCTTCATCGCAGTTGTCTCACTGATGTAATATCGTCTTGGCATAATTGGCATAAAAGCTGCGTTCCCGGTGATGATGCATAAGCAGGCGCCGTAGCGCCCGTGTAACTAATCTAAAAGCTTGGAAGAAAACCTTTAATATGATATTCATATCACGATACCAGTTTAATCCACTTCTGCTATTGTCGTCGTCTTGTCAAAGTCCGATTTTTTTGAACCAGTTTGACTTGATCATCTTCATCAAATCCATATCGACGCTCAAAGCCCTCGAATCGCTCAGCAAACTCACACATGCATCCCCGCTTGATGTACTGATACTGTGATGATGAATAGCAGAGTTTATCGGCCATCTGCCAGTCTTTTAGGCCTTCGATATAGACGGCTGAGATGATTTGATAAGTCAAAGGCTCACAGTTTTCCAGCGTATCCCTGATGCAGTCGCACATGCGTTGTGCCTGCATTCCACTAATGAGTCTGTCCTCAGCGTGATTGCCATTTGCCCCACCGCCACCTGCTAGGCTGAGTGTCGGCGATTTGAGCTGATTGCGATGCAGACCAGCTTGATATAGATACCGATTAATCCCATTCGTCCAGAATCGTCGCACATTAGCAGCGGTCTCCTTGCTGTCGATTTCCAAGCCTAAATCCATTTGCACCACGACACCACTCTCCTCTGCTATAATTGATGGTGTTGATTCATTAGAGGGTCGTGCCGTCATGGTGCGGCTCTTTTTTACTGCCATGCTGATTGCCTAAAGAAAGAACAGGCTCAGCATGAAGCAGATGAACCTGACAGCGGTGTTGTGGACCGTCATAATCATGGCAATCGTAATTGATGCGATAGCTGCGTACTTAAATCCAACCACCAGCGTTCCCAATACCATTTCCTTACGCATATCTATCCTCCCAACACGTGTGCTAGCAACACAATCACGACTGCCCAAAACAGCAGGCAAACCATTACCGTCATCCCTAATCCATTCCACTTTCTTTTCATTGTGGTCACCTGTATAACGTTGGCTTTCGCAGCATATCAAACCTTGCCCCGATTCTCGGTAGCTTCTTTGATACGTAGCTCTGCCCGTCCTGGTATACCTCATCTAGCATGACCGTTTCGTTAATGTGATTAGCTTCAATGATCAGATACAGTTTTGAGTCACCAAGTGTCACTGCTCTGCTGTTACGGAATGCCCGCTCAACCTCTTTGCTTTCCATCTCTTTCTCCTTCCAGTAATTCTTCTACCTTGTAATCAATTGAAGTTTTGATGTCGTAGTAGTCCTTGACGATCGTCCCGTCACGCTTGATGCGCTGATGCATCGGCTGTGTTTTGGTGGTCGTGCCTAAGATCTTGACTTTAAAGTAGCTTCTGAGCGGTGTCACCACCTCAACCGGAACGCCGTACTTGCGCCAGAACAGCTTAAATCTGAGCTGTGCACTAGAATCGACGCTCCGATAGTCTACTGATGCCTTAACGTCGTAGACGTGCTCTATGACGTTTTTAGGGCCATATACGACAAAGTCTGGCCGATAGTAGATTGCTCCAACTCGGGCCATGCCAGCATCGTAGATCGGCATTAGCTGATACTGGGGATGCACGGCGTACTTTTTACCGCAATTCTTGATGTATGCAGCGTAAAACGATGCTTCTTTCTGGCTGTCGAACGTATAGCCGTCCAGCTTGACCTTTCTGCCGTAGTGCTTCATCGTTCGACCGCCTT